TGTTCGTGACTTAATTATCGTTCGCGATAGTAATGCTCCGACAACAAGTTTTTGTACTGTTCTATCAAATACTGGTTCTGTTGTTGACGTATCTGATGGTACGGCAGTAGTTGAAACCGATAGCGACTAATAGGTTGGGGCTTCGGCCCCACCTTCTTATTGAGGATTTAGTATGGCAGTTTCAAGCACACCAGCCCAATCAGCTGTAGATGTATGTAGTCGCGCTCTCATTCTTGTGGGCGCTGAACCTATTACATCTTTTGATGATGGAAATAACGAAGCATTAATTGCTTCAAATATGTATGAAGATGTTGCTAGAGCATCATTGCTAAATACACGCTGGCGCTTTTCAACTGATCAAGCAGTTTTAAATAGATTATCAGATGCACCAACAGGTAGATTTGATGCAGCCTATCAACTCCCAAGTGGTTGGTTAATGACACATGTTGTAACTATTAATGACACACCTATAGAATATCAGACTTACGGTGATAAATTATTTTGCAATGAGTCTGCTAACTCAGAGTTAGTATTAGATTATACCCATAGGGCAAATGAACAAGGTTGGCCTTCATATTTTACTATTGCTGTTGAGTACGAGCTTGCTTCTGTATTTGCAGTAAGCCTTGCTAGGGATCAGGCTCTCGCTCAGTTAATGGCACAGCAAGCGGCAACATCAATGATGAGAGCAAGAAACTTAGATGCCCAACAACAAACAACAAGGAAGCTTTCAACAAGTCGGTTTATTACTAATAGGCGAACATAATGCAGAAAGTACGAGTACCATTAACAAACTTTGCATTTGGTGAGGTAAGTCCATCTTTATATTCAAGAACAGATTCTCCAGTTTACAATCAATCTGCACAAAGAGTTAAAAACTTTTTTCTTAGATCTGAAGGTGGTCTAATAAAAAGATCTGGTCTTAAACATATTTATCAATACGACACTACTATTAATGAATTGAAAACACAGCAATGTAGATTGTTACCTTTTGTTTTTTCTGATGATGAGCAGTACATAATATCTATTGAAAATTTAAAAGTAAGAGTATTCCAAATAAGCTCATCAACTGGGGCTGTATCTTTAATACAAACTATTACACAGGATGTCAGTTCAGCTGCACTAAAATTTGATCATGATTTTCTACATGAGTATACATATGCACAAGCTGGTGATGTTATGTTTATTGCACATCAAACCTTTATTCCCCAGCAAATTGTTCGAACAGGACTAACTACATTCCAAGTAGAATCTTTTCAATTTGATCAAAAGTCTGATAGCAAAAAAGTTTACCAACCATATTATCCATTTCAAAGTGCTGGAGTTACGCTTGATGTAAGTAAAACAAGCGGAAGCGGTGCAACATTAACAACTAGTTCTGCATATTGGGATACTACTTCACCTTCTAAACATATTGGAACAACAGTTCGCTATAATGGGCAAGAGATAGAGGTGACTGGTGTTACAAACTCTACCACTGCAACAGGTGACATACTTGATGAATTGAAAATTAAGTTAAGTCCAGACTCTCTTCGAACAAATAATGGATCTAATATTGTAGAAGTCACACTGGTAAATCATGGTATGTCAGTAGGAGACTCAATAACATTCTCTGATTGCGATACAACTGGTGGTGTAAGTATTAGCAATCTTAATGGGGCAAGAACTGTTGCTGGAATTATTAGTGATGATGTTTTTACATTTACAGCTGGTGGTTCTTCTAATGATTCTGCTCTAGGTGGTGGCACTCCAAGTGTTACTACTCATGCACCGACAACTAGTTGGGATGAGCAATCATACTCTGCGCTTAGAGGTTTCCCAGCTGCTGTTACATTTCATGAAAACAGATTAGTATTTGCTGGAACGCTAGCACAACCAGATTCTGTTTGGTTTAGTAAGATAGCTTCTTATTATAACTTTGATGTCGCTGATGCTAAAGACAATGAGTCTATTCACCTCACTGCATCTGTTGGTGAAATACAACAAATACGACATATTGTTTCAAACAGAGATTTGCAAATCTTTGCAGCCTCTTCTGAGATGTTTGTGCCAGCATTTCAGAACCAACCTATTACCCCGACTAATGCACAAGTAAGAAGACAAACTCCTTTTGGGTCTGGATTTCAGAGACCACAACCAATCGATGGTGCTACATTATTTATTCAAAAGGGTGGTCAGATTGTTAGAGAGTATTTGTTTAGTGATGGTGAGGCGGCTTATATTTCCAATCCAATATCTACTATTTCTTCGCACCTTATTAAGACACCTATAGAAATGAACACACTTTATGGTGCGCTTTCTCGATCAGAAAGTTATGTATTTGTCTTAAACAATGATGGCACAATGGCTGTGTTTAATTCTAATAGAGCAGAGCAACGTGCTGGATGGGTGGAGTTTATTACCAGCGGTAAGTTTCATTCTACTGTCACAATAGATGATCGTGTCTTTGCCAATGCAGAGTTTGATTTGGGAGATGGCACAAAAAAGATAGTTCTGTGTGAATTTGATTCTGGATTTAATTTAGATATGGCAAAAACATATAGCGGCACAGCTGGTGTTTTTACTGTATCATCTGAGTTTAATAATGGTGCTGTTGTAGAGGTCGTTAATGGTAACAACTATATTGGTAAATTTACTGTAGCTGGTGGTCAGGTAAATGTATCTTCTGTTGACGCCTCTCTTACATCAGCTGAAATTGGATATAACTTTGATGTTGAGCTAACAACTAATCCTATTGATGCACAGGTTAGCAATGGCCCAACTACTGGTATACCTAGAAGTATTGGAAGTGTTTACTTAGATTTAAATCAAACTTTATCTTGCAAAGTAAATAATACTTCTATGATTTTTAGAAATGTTACTGATGATTTATCACAACAGTTATCATCTTTTACTGGCAAAAAAGAGTTTAGATTGCTGGGTTATAATCGAGATCCTCAGGTAACAATAACACAAGATGCACCATTAAACATACAAGTAAATGGTTTAGTAGCGGAGTTGATATTCTAATGTCTTTTTTTCAAGCTATAGGGTTAGGGATGAAACTTATTGGTGGCATGCAAGCCGCCAAAGCCCAAGAACAAGCCTCAAAAGATAATGCAGAAGCAATGATTACAGATCGTATTCGAGGTGAGGCTCAAGCAGCGCAACAACAAGTAGCTCGTTATCAACAATATTTTGATGACATAGCAACAAATGAAGCTGTGTTATTAAAAAATAGAGACTTTGATCAAAGCGTTAAGTCATTTTTTGATCAGCAAAAAGAAGTTACTTTTGATGATCTTACTGTTATGGCAAGTCAAGCTAGAATGGAATCTACAAAACAAACTGTTGCTTCGCTGTTAGAAATAGAGCGTGGTAAAAATCAAGCAGCAGCAACAAGGATAAGAACCTTTTCAAGTTTTGCATCTGGCATGCACGACATGACAAGCACAATGGTTATTCCTAAGTAAAGGATAGATAATGGCAGTTATTCGAAGAGCAGTAAGTGTAACAAATAAACGAATAGGTGTTAACAACTTTGACACTGATGCTGATCAAATTGGTTTGGCACTTGCTGACGCTGGTGAAATGGTTAGGGAAAGAGCATTTAGAATAGATGCTCAAGAAGCAGAAAAAGCTGGTTCTGATGCTGCGTTATCTGTTGATGCCCAAAAGTTTCGAGAGTTTGATGCTGAAGGTAATCCTCAAGCAGTAAAAACTCCAGAAGGGTTTGGTAGAATTGCTAGAGAGTCTTTTCAAAAAGTAGCTCAAAGACGATTTGTTGAAACTATGGACAGGGATATCCGTCTTAAAATGCAGGAGCTTGCTGTTAAATATGATCGAGATCCACTTGGGTTTGATAGAGCAGCTGATTCTTATTTAACTGGAATGATTGAAGCTTCTGATGGAAAGTTTGAACAAGCAATAATTGAAACAGGAAGTTTTGCTAGAGAGTCTACTAAGCTTAGACTTGTTCAATCAGAACGCAATCGTGCTAGAGAAAACGCTTCTCAGCATATAATATCTGAAACTGAAGAAAGCACTAATCTTGCTATTAGCGAAGCAAGGCTTGGCAATATCGATGGCGCTAAAGAAATAATTGAAGAGCGCAGACTTGCTACTTTGGAAGGGGAGGGCGCTGGTTTAAAAGTGGGCGCATCTGATGCAACTGTGGACAGTATGAACGGCTCTATAGCTGGCGCATATTTATCAACAGAGTTTCAGCTCTTATCACGCCAAGATAGAATAGCAATCATTCGAGCAGCTGGAGTTGGTGGCACTAATGTTACGTTATCTAAAGAAGCTCAAGATATTTATAATAAAGTTTCTAATTTAATAACGCCTAGCAATCAAGCTGGTGTAGTTGCTACATTAAGATCAAATAATTCTAGTATAGTATCTGATGAAGACTTTGCTCTTCGCATGAATAATATTACCTCTAATCAAAAGCTTAATGAGCTATTGCAGGGATATGATAATATAAATTTTGCATTAGAGTCTTCTTTTATATCGGAAGCTAATAAGGCCATGAATACGCCTAAAGATTTTAACACAATCTTTATGGGAACTGTTACTCAATATGAAGCTAGAGTAGATGAAATAAAAGAATTAACATCTATGGTTGATGGTGACGGTAAGCCTTTAAACAGCACAACATCACTAAATATGCAAGAAGAAGCTAAAAGAACACTAATAACACCTTGGCTTTTAAATGCTGCTGCTCAAGGTAATCAGGATCAGTTAAAAAGTTATATTTTAAATGGCATTCAAGACGGCTCATTAACAAGTTACCAAATAAATACAGTTGATAAATTAAAAGAAACGCAACTGCTACTTCCAACAGATGTTAATGATAGCGCTATAAAAGCATTACTAAACACAGATATTGGTAAGTTAGTTGATCAACAAAAAGAACAGCAACTAAAAGTAGATTTAAGTAATGAGGCATATGATTTAGCTGCACAGCTATCAAGGGGTTTTGTAACAACAGCTGACGGCACTTCTTTTGAAGAAGAGTTTTTAAATAAAGTTTCTAAGTCTGGGCTTGATCCTGTTGCCCAAGATGCTCTTGGTAAGATTGCACAATTTGGTGCTTTGCGTGGTGAAATAAATGGTATTGCTTCTGGTTTAAATTCCACACAGTTAGAAGATATTATTAAATATGTTGATACTGATGGTCAGGTAGATATTGATGAAGGCATTAATAAAATGCTTGGCGATAAAATATTGTCTGAAAAAAATGAAGAAGCTATTAATGCTGGAGCAAAACATCTTGAAGAACTAAGAACAAATGCAGTTAGAGATGAGCAAGCACTAAAGGATTATCAGCAATATCAACAGAATCTTTCAGAGATAGTTGCTGGAGAAAGAAACCCTAACAGTGCAGATTCAAGAAAAACAGTTGATCGTTTTAATGAAGAAAATGGCGTTGATATTTATAACCCTGACACTTGGAGAAACAATCAAATTGCCATTTCAGTTATGGCTAAAGTGCCACCAGAAAAACTTGTTGATGCTATTAACATCATGACCTCAACAGGTAATGTAAAAAACCCTGATGCTATATTATCTCTTTATAGAACTCTTAGTTCTTACACAGGTTATGGTTCTCCAAAAGATACTTTTGGTGACTCTCTTGGTGGCTTTCAAGCTAGTGAAATTAAAAAGGCTATGATCGATGAAATGATCGAAGGGATTGATGCTGGTTTATATGACAATACAGCAGACGCAATACAAGCAATGAACGATCGTAAAAAAGAAGTAACTCAAGTTACTATCGAAAGAACGCTAGGAAGTGGTAAGGATAGAAAAGAAAAGATGACAACTATTCTTGATGCTTCAATAGGTAATGAAAATAGAGATGGTTATATTGATAGAGAGTTTACTGGTTTAGCAGAACAGCTTGCTGTGCTTGGTTATGATAAAGAAGCTATAACTAGCAAGTTAAAAAATATCTTTGAACGTGATTATGGTGATGCTGGTGTTGTTGTAGATTTTGACAGACCGATAGAAGGTCGTGGTAAAACAAGAATGTCATTACAAACATTAGCGCGAAAAGGTGAGACTGAAAGTGACATACATGAGGTTTTAAATGCACAGCTTAAAACAATAGATGCTGTATTGTTTAATCCTAATGAGAGCTTTCCTATAGGCTTTACAACGAGAACAAAAGGTTTTCTTGAAGGTCAGCTTGAATGGTTTGAAGACCCAAGGTTTGAGGGTAAGTCTATGGTTGTTCTTTCCCCAGCACCAGATTCTACAATAGGCAATCCAAAGTTTTTAACCTACAAGGTAAGTCGCAGAGATGATATGTTAATTCTTGATCCATTTATTGTAGACAGAGATGGTGTTGCTATGTGGCCTTCTTTTGATATTAATTCTGAAATGGTAGAGTCTAGAGGATTTAGGCAGCTTAATGAACAAGCTTTAGAAAGATCTGAGCTAGAAGCTGAAGCAGCACAAGCAGCTGCTAAAGATGAAGCTGATAGAATAAGGGCGCAAAATGCAGATCCTACTATTGCGGATCAGTTTTCTGGATTTACAACAACACCACAAAGGCCATCATTTTAATGGATAATGCTTTTAATTATATTCAAGGGCAAATGGACACAAGGTTTCAAGCCACCCCAGAAGATAATAAACCATCATTTGGTCAGGTGGTTACAGCATCTGTAGGTAGGGCGTATGATCCACTTTATGAATATGTAAAGTTTCAAAGTAATAGATCTACAAGTTTTAGAGAAGAGGGCTTTGATCCTTTTACACAAATACCA